TCAACTTCTTCTTCATCTGCGGCTTCGTCAACTTCTTCATCAGACGCTTCATCTACTTCTTCGTCTTCTTCTGCGATTAGGTTTTCGTAAATATCGCGGCTTTTTTCAACAACTATCTCGTGGAAAAGTTCATTGGCTTTATCCATTTCTTCGTTCACAAGATAGTCTAGTAATTGTTCAAATTTAGACATGTCCGTTCATCTCCTTTATACTGTAGCGGCAAGGCTGTCGAGTATATTTACAGAGTTATCTTATAATATATGTGAAATAGGCCTAAAATGAATCATTTTGACCTAAACTTGGCAGAGTTTTCACTCTGTTTGACATTTTTTTGTAAACTTTCGGTCAGTTTACATAGGAGGTGCTGCTTCTGGTGGAGGAGCAGCATACATCTTCCTTATTAAACCCAGTTCTTCTTTACGTTCTTTTTCGCGAGCCTCGCCTGCTCTACGAATTTCGTTTAACATTTTAAGAGTTAATCGAACTTTACGGACATCTGAACTTCTTAATACACTTGTATCGTTGGTGCTTATATAGCGATCATCTTCTACAGGATCTGCTTTATTCTTATCGAAATATATAAACTCTCTAAGTAACATAAGTTTATTTATTATGCGGGAGGTTGTGTTCCGGCATCGGTTCCTGGAGCAGGAGCTTCTGCACCAGTAGGATCTGTTCCTAGTTCAGCTGTGTTTGTACCCAAGGATCCTAGATCATCTCCTATAGTATTGGCTGTAACTCCGGCGCCGCGTAGTTCAGCACTAGCACTAAGAATTTCATCTTCGTCCACATTTTCTTCTTTCCAGAGTTTTTCATTTTCAGCCATTTCTTCAGCTGTTAAACCTAAAAATCTCTTCATTGCAAATCGTTTACTGAGATATGGAACTGCGGATAGCGTACCGTAAACATTTACTCGTGCAGTATCCATTTCTGCCTGTCGATATGATGCAAAGTTTTGCGGTGGATTAAATCGTAAATCAAAGATATTATTATCTATGTTAATACCTTTGTTACGCAGGTATAGTTTAAACTCTGTGTCAAAAGATTCATGCATTAAGGCCTGAAGTCGTTCGCAGTATTTGTTAAATCTAAGTTCCTGTATATAAGCAGTTCCCACTCTTCCATCGTTGAAATTACTACCTCCATCATCTGGGCCTGTAGGTAAGTAACTGCTAGGTATCCTAAGAGCACGAAATAACTTATTGGTAAAATATTTAAGGTCATCGATTTCTCCCAGGTTAGTTCCGCCAGGTAATATTTCTACTTTAGAACCACGTCCTTCTGCTGTTTGTGGGAAAAAATAATCTTCATTAATACTTAAAGGATTATAACCGGCATCAATAACACTCTGACTTCCACCTGTTGTACTAGGTATACGGCGTTGATTAACTTCATTTTTAACACGTTCAACAAAGCTCATAGCCAAGTGACTGGGCATATTACCTACATCAATATAAAATACACGACGTTCAGGAGCACGTTGTACACGATATATAATAATGGCATCCTCTAACAGTTCTTTTTGCTTGAATACTTTGAAAATACTTTCTAATAAACTATTACCGAACGGATAATTGTTATCTAAACCTTCACTCATAGAAACATGAATAACATGTTCCGCATCTATTGTATATTGATTTTGGTTTTGCTGAAATCTTGTTCCAGATACATTTGTAGGAAATGCACCTACCATACCGCGTGATCCGCCTGCACCACCTTGTCCTGTTCCATAACTAGAACCAAACTGACTGCCTCCCCCGTGAACATTGCTAGGCTGAATAGCAGTTGCATTTAGTTTTTCTAGATTTGGGTTCCAATCACGTATTACATATTGTTCAGGTTTCTTGCCTTCGCTTTCGTTGACAATAATTTTATCAACCTTAGCAGGATCTATATACATCCAAGATTGTGTTTCAGGATCTCTTACGAAAAATACATCTCCATATTTAAAAGCATTACGTACTAGCTTGAATAATCTTGTATTGAACTTATTAAGTTTTGTCCACTGCTGTAGATACTTTTTAATAATTTTAATTTCTGTACCTGTAGCCTGCTCTTTAAAAAATACACTAAATGGTGTTCCATTTTCGTCGTTTTCTTGAGTACAAAACTCGGCGAGTATATCTAAGGCAGCGTTAACTTCGCTATCCCAGTCCATGGTATCGTATTGACCGTAGCGTTCTAACCGATTAGGATGCCCTGAATATACATCAGGCAAATAGCTTGAATAGTTAGTTCGAGATGCCGTAGGTCCAGATGACAGCATAGAGCCGCCACTTATAGGGCTCATTGTACCGTTTGTATTAACCGGTGTAAAGTATTTTTTCCATGCCATAAATTATGTTGCCCAAAGATTACCACTCAAAGATTTTGTAGCGTCCACTGTAGCAGCAGTATTCGCTGCTACCTGTTTAGTTGCTTTTATAAGTTCTGCGGTCATATTATTTAAGCGGTTTATAGCATCTGCAAGGCCAGACTGACTGGCTGTGTCTACAATTTGTCGCATTTGATCCTGTGTAACTACACTTTCGCCCGCCTGTACATTAAGAGTAGCAGATTCCTTTTCCCACCAACTTCCAGTCATGCCTATTGTACCGCCGTGTATTATTTCAGGCATTTGATAATTTGACTTTTGTTCTTTTGACATTCCTATATAACGTTTTTCTTCATCAATTAATCGTTGTTGGATTTCTTTTGCTTTAGAAATTCCACCAATGTCACTAGCTGTCAGTGCATTTCCGCCTGCACCTCTTTTGATTGAATCAATTAAAGCCTGTTGAAAATCAAATTCTCTTGTCATTGCAGACCTATTTTTGTCCGTACCAAATCTGCCCCCAGTAATATCGTACAGATAACCTTTCATTTCGTCAAACAAGTATTGCACACCTCTCATGAAATAAGGTTTTATAAATTCTACAAGTCCGTCAAATGCTTTAGCAAGATACGGTTTAACAAAGTTCCATGTGCTTTCCATAGCACCTAAAACCTGGGGTTTGATAGCGTCCCATGTTGGTTTAAATTTTGCGATAACTGTATCAACTCCGTCACCTAAACTTTTAAGGATTTGTTGAAAGGCTGCTGTAAATCCACCTTCACCATATGCCTGCTTGATAGCAGTTAGTTGTGTGCCTAGCCAATTAGCCAATGATGTAGCAACTGGGATAAGATAGTTTAAAAAGGATGTGCTAAACTTTTGTGCTATTTCTATAAACGGTGCAAGAGCAGAATTTATAATATTATTAAGATTTAAACCAAAGTTTCTTACTGCTAATTCAGCTTCGGCAGCAGATTTAGCAGTTCCTTTACCCTGCGCTGCCTGTTGTTTCAATACTTCGTCTATAGCCTTACGCTGTTCTGCTTCTGTTCTTCTAGCGTCTACAAGTGCTGTGTTCATTAATGCAGTATTATTAACAAACTTATTCCCTTGTATAGACAATACAGCGCCCATATTCCCCATTGGGCCTATAAAATCATTATATGCAATACCTAATCGCCTTACTGCCTCCATTTGTGTGGTCAGCTGTTCTCTACTACCTGCCTGCATGTTGAGCACACTGTCGTGAAATGTTCGGACAAACTCCTCCCCTGCTCCCTGTGTCTGCACCATAAACTGTTGTGCGCCTTCAGTCATAGGGGTTGTTATTGCGCCGCCTGTCATAAACATTTGTTTAACCATGTCACCTGCACCTTCTCCACCTTTGGCAATAGCAAGTTCTATGGCTGCTAGAGCACTGGCTGCTTGTTCAGGTCCCATACCTGCTGTGAAAGTTTTCCATGCAGCATCGAATGATTTCTTTTTCATTTCTGCTTCTAACTGTTCTCTGTTTTTTCCAGTTAGTTTTGAATAAGCATCCATTTGCATGGTCATGTTAAGCACACCTTGTGCCACTACATCACTGTTCTGCATTTCTTGACGATCTAATCTGCCTGCATTGTTCATAAAAATGCCTAGCATATTAGCAGCACCTTCAGCAGTCAAACCTAATCCTAATAGCTGACCACCATACCTATTCATTAATCTATTCTGTGCTTCAGTGAATTTCATTACTCCGGCATCAACATTACCACCCATTGTGGAAAATATTTCACTGTTTGATCTAGTTACTCGAGCAAACTCATCTAATGTTAAACTTCCTCTAGTAGCAGCAGTTCTGAGTAAGGCAAGATTTCCATTAAATGCAGCACCTGCGGTTGTAATATTTCTGTAAACGTCTAATAGCTTTTCTGTTTGTCTTTGAAAATCTGCTAAGATTCCCATTAACATGCCAATACCAAATGGCAAGTTTCTAAATGAATCGTAAAAATCACTTAACCGAGCTGTGCCTTCTGCTGCTTTCAAACTAAAGTTATATAGCCCCTTTACTGTAGCGGTGATGCCTCCTACTAGACCACCTATTAAACTACCTATAGTTTGGAATACTCCAGATATTAGATTGCCCGCAGTTGCTAAAATATCTAAGTTTCTACTCGCACTTTGAGCACTGTTAGAAAGATTATTAACATTACGAGAGGCATTATTCGCACTTGAACCTAATGCATTATTTGCACTGTTAGATAATCTAGTCAGCGTGACTAAGTTGGCATTCATTGCCTTAGCTTCGGCTAATAATTCAGCCAGGGTAGCTTCTGTAGCACCGTTCATAAGTTAAAAAGTTGCCATTATATTAGTATATAAATAATTCAAATTATTCTAATGTTTATTTATCGGAGTTAAAACATGCTTCCTCAACCAAAAATATCTGCTAACCCATTAAGTCAATGGATGCGTCAGCCTAAAATTTATATACGTCTACCAAGTCAAGGTAGATATTGGTCTCGCAATGCCATAGACATTCCCGAGAATGGTGAACTTGCAGTGTATTCAATGACTGCTCGAGATGAGCTATTGTTTAAAACTCCTGATGCTCTAATGAATGGTCAGGCCATAGTAGATGTTATACAAAGTTGTGTGCCTAGTATAAAAAATGCATGGGCCTGTCCTACTATAGATGTTGATACTGTTTTAATTGCTATTAGGTTAGCAACCTATGGTGAAAAAATGCCTTTTAAATTTAAGGTACCTAATACACAGGATGAAGTAGACTATGATATAGACCTGCGTATACTGTTAGATCAACAGGCTAATAACCACTGGATAGACCAAGTTGTAATCAGTGATGAACTTGTAGTGTTTGTTAATCCATTAACTTTTAAACATCTTAATCAAACCAATATGAAAAGTTTCGAGACAAACAGAATAATGAGTATGGTGAATGATGAGAATATCCCTGAAGAAAAGAAATTAGAAATATTCAATAGTAGCTTTAGTAATCTTACAAAAATTAGTATAGATTTACTAGCCGATAGTATCAATAAAATAGTCACTCCTTCGGGAGAAGTAACTGAAAAGCAATACATTACAGAGTTTGTTAATAATGTAGATAAAGATGTATTTGAAAAAATACAAAATCATATCAAAGAACTTAAGCAGCACAATGATATAAAGCCGCTAGAATTTTCATCAACACCTGAACAGATAGAACTAGGGGCTCCAGAAACATACACAATTCCTATTACTTTTAATAACTCGGATTTTTTCGCGCAAGGCTTTTGACAATGACCATGGATCAAATCCAGGCAGAAGTAAACAACATGGAAAAAGAGTCAAAAGCCTTAAAGAAAGAATTATATAAAATGGCTTGGTTTATGAGGGGGAGCCTGTCATTTGAAGAAGTTTTTCAACTTGACCTAAATGACAGGGAAGCTATTGCTGAGATTATAAAAGAAAATCTAGAAACTACTAAGAGTAGCGGGCTTTCATTTTTTTGATTCAAATCCAGCTCTACGTAGTCGTTGATCCATTGATTGTAGAGTAGCTTTAAGTTGGTCAAGTTCTGCGGAACCTGCATTACTTGAAGCTGCACTTGGAGCTGATTGAGCTGCACCAGGACCACCTACAGCATTTGCTCCTGCTTGATAACCTTTCTTGATAGCTCTGCCAATGCCCGCAGGAACACCTGCTACAGCGCCTATGCCCTTAGCTATTTTGCCTATCCCTTGACCTAACCTTGTACCTAATCCAGGTGCATTAGGATCTTGAGCTGGTAAAGGTTGAGCTAGTGTAGGATCTTGAGAAGTTCCAGCAGCAGCCTGCGTACCTGCACTCGGTGCAGTTGATACACTTGTCTGTGGTTGTTGGGTTTGTCTGTTCTGTGCGAACCTAGGAGCTGGGGAAACTGGATTTAGACGTGGTCTAGGAGCTTCATCTAGTGCTTGAACTAATTGTGCGATCTTCATAGCTATTCCTAAAGATATATTAAATCTATTTATATATGATATATTAAAACGAACTACGTTCGTTTGCTCTTCGTTAGCACTCATCGCATTTTTTACATCGAAGATGTTTAGTATCATCTAGATTAAATGGTCATTCTTTGCCCAGGGCGGGCAAAGTTCGGCTTGAGCATCATCTGAGTTCTTCAAGTCATTCTGCATTAGAGCGTTACAGTGGCGGTCGGCCGGTACCACGAGCTCAGTCTTTTCCGACGGCAGGCACATATAAACACGCAGACGTCTATATGTCCGTTAGGGAATTACCCTTCTTTTTTGCCTTGTTGTTACCTGTTCAAACAACCAAATCACGGCTTAGTGATCTTCATCCTATTAGGGTAGTGGTTGAGTTATCGTTCCGGCGACGATTCCATCCCTGCGACTTATAGTCCAGGTCTAGGGCGCATGAAGTTAGCCTGCGCTAGCCGTTAACCGAGTAATTTGCCTTTGATATGTGAGCCATGTACACGAACACTAATTTGTCCGTTATAATAGTCGTCTGATTCTAATACTTTTCTTGTGAATTGTTCGCGTGCCTCGACATAACTACATTCTGCTTTAGATTTACAGAGAAATAAGATTTCTCTTGTAAATTTATCTGAGCCTAGTTTAGCTACGTCTTGATTTAATTGATCGTTTGAGCCGTAATATGTCTGCCAGTCTGAGTCTATTTTTGATTTAATACGTTTACGTTTTTTATTACCGTTTTTTAGTTTGATAGTTTTATAGGTTGTTTTTGAAAACTTGCTTAATTTTTTGCCAATATATTTTTTATTTGTGACTGTATTGGTGATTAGGTAAACAAACCCAATACAGTCCTCGGGTAATTCGTTTATAATGCTACCTTGAAATGTCCAAGACATTCATCATTTGGCAGACTTCGCCTCTTTCCTTGCTGCTTTTTCTGCTGTGATTTCATTACGTCTAGTTTTAATAGTCTTACTCATTTCTGCAAGCGCCTTTCTAGCTCGTGTACCTGCTGCGGCATTACCGCTGATAAACTTTTCGTCTTCTTTCATAAACTCTTCAAATAGTCTTTGTAGTTGTGCTGTTGTTGTGTCCATTCTTTTTTCCTTTAGGTCTGCCTGGTTTACCCTTATTGGCTTCACGCCAGGCTTTTAATTCTTCTTTTTTACGTTTCTGTTCTATTTTATAGTTTTCTAAACTTTCAAAATATGCTGCAATACTTGCTCGCCATAATTTTCTTTCTAGCTTAATCATAGCTTTTATAGCTTGGCTAAATGCTCTTGCCGGCCTTTGTCCACCTCGTCTTAAGAACAGATGATGGTAGTTATGCAAATTTACAGCGTGTTCCAAATATTCTGAATATAAGGACTTATAATACTCTAACTTTTCATTGGACATAATCTATATCATTGCTGTATGAAGTAAATCCGTTTTCTTTTATTACACGTAATACATTATTAACTCTACCTACTAGCTCATCTTTGTGACTGATAAGGTAGATATTTTTATTACGATCCCTTGCCATCTTTTTAAGCACTGCCAATGCTGCCTCTACACCTGCTGAGTCCATACCAGCATCTACTAACTCGTCAATGAACAAAAGATTGATGTTTTGATATAGTCCTTCCCATACATCTCTAAAGGCGAAACTCATGGATAAAATTAATCTATTACGTTCTCCCCTGGAAAGATTATCAAAGTCTAGGTCCTGTCCTAACTGAGTAATTTCCACATTAAGGTCATTTTGAAACTTAACTTGATGCGGTAAGCCCAGTTTATCTATATAATAGCCTAGTCGTTTGTTTAGATAAGTTAAGTTTTGATCAATAATACGTTTACGTATGAAACTATCTTTATTTGTTAACAGTTTATAAAGAAACTCTTGATGTTCTTTTAACTTTACAAGGTCGTTCACTGCTGTCCAGTCTATATCTTGCAGTGCTGTATTTTGAAGTTCTTCAATCTGTTCTTCGTATGGATTTATTTCTGCTGCCTTATCTATTAATGTTTTTTCTAAGTTAGCAAGATTGTTTTTATGACCTAATGCTTCTGCTTCTGTTTCATAAAAGGTGGAAGGTTTTTTAGGTTGATTAACTATAGGTTCTATTTCATTTATAACATTTCCTAGATCCTGCACAACTTTTAAGGCGTAAGTTTCTGCATCCTGTTTGTAGGTAAGAGCTTCTGCCAGCATTTCTTCATGTTTATGATCATGTAGTTGCTGCTCACAGGCATGACATCGTTTGTCTTTAAGTTTTTCTATTTCTGAAAGATATTTTTTTACGGTTTTTTCAGCCTGCATTACCGCAGTTTCTA